GATCATATGTTTGCCTGGAGCGGCCAAGAATTTTTAACTGCAGGTGGTACAACCTTACTGGACTTTATCTCTCCTAATAGGTACTATAGTGTCGTTACTAATGTATCATTTGATTACAGTGGATGTTCTGCAGGTGATGTTTTGTCCTGGTCTCTACAGGGCAATGAAGAAGCTCTCCACGTTAGCAAATTTATTATCACTGATGCGGGTATCGGGCCCCAATTCCCTAATCTATACTATACGATTCCACCTAACACAGGGATGAGAATGGTGGCAACGGGTCCTACTGGATCTATGACAGTTGTCCTGGAAGGAAAAGAGGTGCAATAATGCCCATGAACTATTGTCCTGGTTGTGGTATGCAGTTGGGGCGACCTACTAAACTTACACCAGGTATACCTTACACCGAAGAAACATTCAAACCAAAACCAAAACGTAAACTATCAGCCTGGAATAAGTTTGTAAAACAGAATTCTAAAAAACCACGCTTTCGATACGCAAGATCCAATAAGATCAACCTAAAGAAAATGGCAATAGCATTCAGGAAAACTCCTGCAGGTAAAAAGAAGAGGCGTTAATGACCAACTATGAGGCTGTGCCTGATGACGTAGACATCGTGGCGTTATCACCTGGTAAACGTGACGCTTTATCCAGGTATAAGATACACGAAAATATCAATACATTTTTAGGAAACGAAAACACACCCATAGTTATTGGCGGGTTTATTGCTGGTTTTCTGGGTGTCAGATTGGCGGAGAGTATTATCACGGATCTCGAATCCAGAGTAGGCAAATTGAGCGAGGATGTCAAACAGGGAATAAAAGATACTATAGACGTAAAACTTCCAACATTCGGAGCACCTGTTCCAGTTGCGCCCAAACTTAGTGACCTTATCACATATATTAAAGCGGAGATTAGCAAATGAATTTAGGCGCATTACTTGCTTTGGTGAAATTAGCTCAAGATGCTGGATTGACCAAGGTCGTTAAAACCAAACAAGAGATATACGGAAAGTATTATACTGAAACTGGAGCTATATCCAGAGCTGAAGAAGGTTTAGGCCTTTAGTGGTTATTTCAGCTTTAGAACTTTTGGGTTACCTTATCGCCTGGTCAATATTTTATTTTGTATTTGCTTCGTACGTGGCCCGACTCAGTAAGGATGCTTGGGTTGCCTGGGCGAAGTCTCCAGATAGTGATGAGGATCTGTTAATCATCCTGGAACCGATTGTAGATGAGATTGAAGAACGGACCCACGGAATGCTGGAAACTTTTCAATCTTCTTTTTTTGGTTCCCTGGGTGCAGCCAGTAAAAAAATGGATGAGGCTACAGGTCAAAGTACAATCAAGGCAATAACAAAAGACAACCCTATCATGGGGCTGGTTGCAGAGATGTTAATGAAAAGAAGTGGCTTAGAAGGCCTACTAAACACCCAGAACAGCCCTGAAGTAGGGGTAAAACAGTCAAAACAGAGCCCTGGACTAGGCTTAAAGTAAAGAATAATGTATAATATAATATAATAATAATATAATATATACTAATAATAAAAGGTTCGACGGCTCCTAGTTTCAATAAAATATATATTTTTTGTGTTTGTGTATCACGCACTTCTTTTATTTTCAATATATACAGTATATACTATATAGGGGTTCTTTCATGTAAGTATGGAGAGATAAAATGGAATACAGAGATTGTAACATATGTCAAGAACCACAGGAGATTACTCCTGAAGCCTTGATTGCCTGGGAGGATGTAGTTGTCTTTCACAACTGCAAACCCCTTACGGACTACTCAAGCCCGTGTCTATGCACCGATTGTTTTTGGTCAATAAAAGATTCTCGTTTGAATGGTGCGGCTAATCTTATGGAGATGAAATAATGGGCGGGATTAGTTCGGGTCGGCATCCGCATTATGGCGGGCCGCTAAAGCAGGTTGCCCTCAAGTTCCCTACTAACAGTGCTTGGTTCCTTTTAGCCAAGCGGATTTGTCGCTACAAGGAGATCTCTTTTAACGAATTTGTGAGATTGTTAGTAAAGAAGGACGTTCAGAACTTCAAATATACCAAGATGTGGCCCTGTGAATGTACTGATATAAGAGGGAAAATACAATATAATTTCAAGAGGCTCCATTATTGTAGTGGATGTGGCAAGTATCAGACCGAGTTCCACGAAGGTTTATATAACAGAAGTAAGTGACGCCATCATATGGTACGAAGGCGTAATAATAATAGACGTAGAGCTCCCAGAACTTTTGGGATAAACGTAATCGAAACTGGGACTGCACTTGCTTTAATTTCACAAGTAAATGCGGGTCCGGCAGTACAATCATTTTTAGCGGGTAATCTTAATGCGGGATTGAGCACTTTATCAAAAGCGGCACAGTCCAACAAGCAAGCAATCATAAAAACGCTCATAGGGAGCATGGTTGCCAAGGTTGCGGTTAAAACATTATCACGTGGAAGTCCAGTATTGGCCTCTCTAGGGCCTATAAAGGTCCGGGCCTGATAAAATAGGAGCATAAATATGTCAATAGTAGTAACAAGAACAAGCGCAGCGTTAAGCGCAACGACCAGTTTTCAAAGCATGACCAGCCAGTTCGCAAGTTCTGGCCTAAGTTTGGTAGTTCCAAGTGGAGTATCACAAATAAGTTCTATATCAATGGGCGTTAGTACCGTTGGAACTGGGGCTGATCTGTGTTCAGGATTCAAATTAACAGGTACGGCACTCCAGGAAGGAGATGCAACCTTCATGGGTCCCGCAATCGCACAGGCGGCAAGTGGTGGTACTGGAGTAGCTAATTGTGTTACACAGGAAAAGACCGCCCTGGGCGTGACATCTGGAAATACCCTGGATATTCAAGTAGCGGTAACAACTGCCGCAACAATCGACGCAAGCTGCACGATTCAATTCGAGTAAATTAATCAATGCCTGAAGGCGTTGGTTATGGACCGCAAAATACAGCCTCAGCTGGTTTAAACCTTAATGTAATTGGAATTCATGCTTATGGTTATAGTGGTGTTTTAGATATTGGAAGCACTGAAACCAATATGCTTCTTTTTAGAACTGGTAACTATTATTTTGTGGGTACTGTTCAGTTTAATTATATTGAAAACAATGCATATCATTTCCGATATAGATTTTATCTTAATAATACTATTCTTCAAGGATTTGTAGAACCTTCTGGTAGTTCAGGTGCACCTAGTGCCTCATCAAATCTTATCCCAATTATAATCCCACCTTATACAGAAGTAAAAGCTACTGCTGCAAATATAACCGACGGTACACTCCAAGAACAAGTCTGTAGTATGGTCGGAAAAATATATAGGAAAATTGACTGATGACACTTTCGACGGGGCCGAGCCTTAACTTTTTTGGGGATCATATGTTTGCCTGGAGCGGCCAAGAATTTTTAACTGCAGGTGGTACAACCTTACTGGACTTTATCTCTCCTAATAGGTACTATAGTGTCGTTACTAATGTATCATTTGATTACAGTGGAT